GATGGAGAACGACCCGGGTTACATTGACCGGATCAAAAAGAGTGGACCAGAATGGCTCGTAAGAGCATGGTTAGACGGTGATTGGAACATTGCACCGGGCGCTTTCTTTGAAGGTGTGTGGAATCCAAATGTGCATGTTGTAGAACCTTTTGATATTCCTCTGGAGTGGAAGAGGTGGAAATCTTATGACCACGGTTACAAGTCGCCGGCTGGATGCGTCTGGTTCGCACAGGACTATGATGGTATAATCTATATCTACAGAGAACGCTATTGGAGTTCTAAACCTAACAAGGGAAGTGAAAGCCCAATAGAAGAAATAGCAAGGGAGATAAACGATGCTGAGGAGTTGGAGCGAAAACAGAAAGTTAGATTTAAGAGCAATGTGGCAGATTCTGCGATCTTCATGCGTGACGGTCGCCATAAAAGCGTTGCAGATGTATTTGCTGATTACGGTGTTATGTGGGAGTCTAGCGCGAAGGGTCCTGGATCTAGGATCCAAGGCTTACAGGAGATTGTCGATCGTTTGGCTAACGAAAACCTAAAGGTTTTTAGCACATGCAAGCACTGGTTACGTACTGTTCCAACATTGCCTGCAGACCCTAAGAGGGTAGAGGATATTGACACTAGTGCGGAAGATCATTTGTTCGACGCAACAAGGTATGGTTTAATGCTAAGACGAGCAAGAAGCATAAAGCCGAAACCCAAAGATAGGGGTCCCAAACCCTTTACTATGGAGTGGCTAGATAAAATTGATGAATTATACGATAGGGATGACCCATGGCAGATAATTTAGGTATTCTAAGCGGCACAACTGACTTGAATGCTCAGATCAATCCGAACGCAAAAGGCTTGCTAAAGAAATTCCAGCAGAATGTTGAGCTTTCATATAAGAAATGGAAAGTAAAATATAAGGAAATTGAGCACGCCAGGAAGTATGCGTTAGGTAGATTGAACAATCAGTCTCAAGTAATGAATGACACGCAGATCATACAGGAAGGCAACCGCCTAATAAAAGGTAATATCATACATGCTACCTTGCAGGGTTTGCTACCACACATCTATGCTAAAAATCCTGAGATCAGAATAAGACCTGATGCTTGGGTAGAACCTAGTGGGTACGAATATCGTATTGCTGACTTGTTCTCGCAGACATTACAGATCGTTTTGAACGAGTCTCTCAAGAAGGCAGAGCTAAAGAAAATAGCAAAGCAGGTTTTACGGTCTTGTATGACTAGTAAAATTGGTGTTATCAAGGTAACTTACCAAAGGGATTATTATACAGATCCATTGGTTAGTCGTCAGTTTAACGATGCACAAGATAGTTTGGCTGCGATGAAAAGTGACATTCAACAGTTGCAAGATAACAACGAGTACACTGGCGAGAAAGATCAGTTGATAGAAGAAGTAGAAAACACTATCGCTTCATTGCAAGCTAATGTAGAGGTTATTCAAAGAGAAGGTTTGAATCTTGGTTTTATCCGTCCGGAAGATTTTCGCATGGATACTTCACTTGATACACTACAGGATTACGATCAAGCCAAATGGATTGCTAACGTTACTTGGATGACACCGCCAGATGTTATGGATCGTTTTGATCTTACGAAAGAAGAGATGGAAAAGTTTACGATCTATCGTAGAACACAAGATGGTATTGTGAATCGTTTGAGACGTGACCAACTTACAGGATCTTCTGGATCGGAGGATGTTAACCTAGCTATGGCCGTTTGGGAGTACTGGGATAGAACAACTCAGACTGTATACACGTGGGTAGAAGGTTGTGAGAAGTGGGTCAAAGAGCCCTTTCATCCTCAGCGAATGGGAGGTAAGTTTTTCCCGTATTTCGTGTTAGGTTTGAACTGGGTTGATGGAGAAGAATGGCCAATATCTGAAACCGAACTGCTCATGTCTTTGCAAGACGAATACAATACCATCCGCTCACAGCAAGCTAAACACAGGGAATTATCTGCTCCATTCTTTGTTGCTGATGCCTCTCGTGTGAACTACGAGGATATAGAGGTTTTTAGTAACGCCTCGATAGGCGAGATTGCTTTGATTAATGCATCTGGACAGGATGTTAGATCTGTATTTCAACCCTCTAATCCACCACCGATGAATCCTGCTGTCTATGATACTACAGCATTACGTACGGATATGGAATGGATAAGCGGGTTAGGTGATGCACAACGTGGTGGGATCATGCGGGCAAAGACCGCAACGGAAGCTAACATCCAGCAGGCTGGATTAGCAACACGTGTAGCGGAGAAGGTTGACATAACAGAGGGTTGGTTGAAGGATCTAGCTTGGTTTGCGGCTGAGATTTTACTGCAAGAACTACAACCACAACAGGCGATAGAAATTGCAGGGCCACATGCTTTCTGGCCGATGCTAAACAAACAACAGTTGTATGACTCGGTATACTTAGACATAGCTGCTGGCAGCACGGGCATGCCAGATAGCGATGCTGAGAAGATGAGATGGATAGAGTTGATGCCTATCATAATGCAGAACATTCAATTCGTCCAGCAGATAAGACAGATGGGCATACCAGATCAGTTTAACCCTTATGTACAGTTACTGGAGGAGACATTTAAACGCTTTGATGAGAGGATAGATATTGGCAAGTTTCTACCGCCTTTACCAGAAGAGATGCAAAAGGCTATGATGCAGGATCAAGTTATGCAACAGGCTATGGGTAACTCATCTGGGTCGGCAGGTAGCGCAGCACAACCACCACAAGCATCACCACCTCAGGAGATGAATGAAGCAGTAAACGCGCCGGAGAATAGAACAAACCAAAGACTTAGGAATAACCAACGCACGCCCCAGGGAGGAATGTAATGGCTGAAGAAAATCAAGAGGTAGAAGAATCACCTGTAGTAGAAGAAGAACCTATTGACGAATATGAAGATACCCTGCATATTTTAGAAGAAACTTTGAGTGATATGCGTGGGCCGGAGGCATCAGATGCAGACGAAGAAATCACCACTAAAGCTCCCACATACAAAGAAGCTGAGGCGGAACAGCAAAAATCCGTCAGTGCAGAAGATGATAGATCAGAGGCATCAACAGAAGAGATTTCAACAAGCACGGGAAGCGAAACGCCAGCAAACTTAAGTGAAGAAGACGCCGATGTTTATGGTAACTTAAAACCTAAAGCACAAGAAAGATTCGAGCATTGGATTAATCATGCTAAAGAGTTGGAAGCAACCAACCAAGAATTATCTGGTTCTAAAGAGTTACAGGATTATATCTTAAACTCTTCTACTAATCCTGATCAATTAAACTGGTCATTGAATGTGTTTAATAATTTGAACTCTGGTGACTACAACAAGGCTGTAAACGCATTGCAGGCATTAGATCAATTTGCGGATAATATCGGTGAGAAGTTAGGTGTGAATAGAACCGCGAATGAAGCTTCGTCATATAACGATCATGAAGATTTGTCACATGCCGTAGAGAACCTAGAGATGAGTGAGGATTGGGCTAATAAGCTAGCATCACAGCGTTCTTCTGATAGCGCGCAGAATCAAGCTCAAGCTAACTTTTCTCAGATGAATCAAGACTATACACAGCATCAAGAGCAGTATGACAACGCTGCTAACACCGCGTATCAAGCTATTACTCAATGGGAGAATCAGATAAGAGAGTCAGATGCTGATTACGCTTTAAAGAAGGATTCCATGATAGAGGTTGGAAAGAGATTATCACAGACTCAGTTTCCACCGCAGGATTGGTTGCCTCTTTTGCAGAACGAGTATAATGTACTGAGTGAAGGGATGCGTATCGCTTCACAACAGAATGGAAACGCTAGTAGATCGTCTAGGCCCCTAGCACCTAGTAGAGGTAACAGTGGTACTGGTAGTGTTACGGCTTTACAATCGGCGGAGATTACGCCGGAGTTTCTCCTAGCACATCTAGATGCCATGCAGAATTAACAGGTTGATGTGAGCTGGATTCATCGCCAGTAGCACGTATAGGTTTTCGTGTAGCCAACCCTGTTCCATGGGGCACTTGCCCTAATTTACACAACTTGGAGATATTACAATGGCAATTCTTACGCAATCTGCGTTAACACCTGCCGAAGTAGAAACGCTAGGTTATGTATCTCTTCAGAACTATTTGAAGAATAAGCCAATCGATCAGGTTGCTCAAGAGCGTCCTTTACTAAAAGCTCTAATGTCTAAGAAAAAGACATGGGGCGGTGGTAAAGAAAACATCGTAGAGCAAGTTCGTACGGGTTATGATAACAATTTTATGTGGTTTGGTGACAATTTAGTTACACCTAACTTATCATCTAATGTTACTTATAACACGCGCGATACTGTGAGACAGGCTTTTTATCCTTGGAACTCGGCACACGACGGTTTCCAGTTTTCTGAAGACTACTTACTTGGTAACGGTATTCTAATCGGCGATTCACAGTCAACTAGCAACTCAAGCGCGGCGGGTCTAGTACAACTAACTAACATTTTTAATGAGGCGATGGAAGTGCTTCGACTGGGTTTCGAGAAGATCCTCGATCAGTCTTTGCATCTTGATGGCACGCATGATGTTGGTGGTGGTACTGCAGATCCTGCAACTTCGGTTATCAACGGTCTAGATTTCTTGGTTCCGTTGGAAACCAATGTGGGTAAGGTTGGTGGCATTGATAGAGCAACAACGCCAACAAACGACTACTGGAAAAGCAACTTTGACGTAGGCAACGGCCTTAACGCTACAGGTGCTGGTCCAGTTGGTTATGCTGGTGCGGCTTTGTTAGCTCCTATGACCGATATGTGGCGCGCCTGTCAGAAGAACGGCGGTGCGCCGACTTTCCTTCTGGCTGGTACTGATTTCGTAAAATCTTATGAAATCGCTGCAATTGGTGCTACTGGCGGTGCAATGAGTCGTTATGCTGTGCAGCCTGGCTCTATGAATGCTCCTTGGAATTTCGATCCCTCGCGAGAGGTTAGAGATATGGGTACG